CACAAGACTGTGTTTTACACGCCTGAAAGAAAGGGACGGCCTACGTTAGGCTGTGTGAAGTGTAGTACAAAAGTAGTAGGAGATTTGATCGGTGGTCGCAAGTAAGGTACAGAAAAAAAGAAATGAAGTAAGCAGGCTGCTTCGTATGTCAAACAGGCACAGGAACGTATTGCGTTGGAGTCCTAACGAGACAGTAGAGCATGTGAGTAGGAAGTTTGAGATCTGCATGTTGTTAAAGAAGTGGGGTCATGAGTTTTACACTGAGGCGATATTTGAGCCGTCAGGATTGCGTGCAGATGTAATTGACGCAGATACGGGTATTGTTTACGAGGTATATCAGACGGAGACAATGGACAGTTTAAAGAAGAAAGCTATGTTTTATCCTTTGGAAGTTAGGTTTGTAAGTGCTAATGAAGCACCGTTTACGGAGAAGATGTTGTTGTGATCCGTATTGTAAGAGAGGGTGTAGTAGTATTTGAGAGTGAGAGTTTGTATGATATAGCAGATTGGTTATATTATGAGCAAGAAGAACCAAAGGCGTTGTCAGTAACGCCTAATAAGGAGGCATATGACAAGGCCCAAGCTAATAAACGGTGATGTTCGACAGGTTCTCAGTGAATTGGAGCCTGAGAGCGTTCAATGTGTTGTTACATCACCACCTTATTGGGGTCTTAGGGACTATGGATCTGATGGTCAGCTAGGATTAGAAGAAACGCCTGAAGGATATATAGACAATATGGTTGAGGTGTTTAGAGAGGTAAAAAGGGTTCTTAGAAATGATGGGACAGTTTGGTTAAATATTGGTGACAATTATTTTGGAGGCGGTCGTGGAGAAGATAGAAAGTACAAAGAGGCGTATGATTCAGTTGAAAATTCTAAACCTGATTGGAAAAAGATAAAAGGACTTAAGCCAAAAGACCTAGTTGGCATACCTTGGCGGCTTGCATTAGCGTTACAGGCTGATGGTTGGTGGTTGAGGAATGACATTATTTGGAGTAAGCCAAACCCAATGCCTGAGCCAGTAAAGGATCGTCTAACAAAGAGTCACGAGTATATATTTTTACTTACAAAATCCAAAACATACTATTACGATCATGAGTCAATAAAAGAACCATATAGTGAATCATCAATACAGAGGATAAATCAAGCTACGTTTGACACTCAACAAGGTGGCAGCAAGGATTATGGTAAAGTCTCGGTGCATTCTAAGAATACAAACTCAATAAGAGGTACGTTAGAGAAGTTTAAAGAAAATTTAGGTACAGGTAGAAATAGAAGGACAGTATGGGAGATAGTAACTAGGTCTTATCCAGAGGCGCACTTTGCGACATTTCCAGAAGAGATACCTGAGTTATGTATTAAGGCAGGAACAAAGGCAGGAGATTTAGTTTTAGATCCGTTTGTAGGATCTGGTACTACTTGTGCAGTAGCTTCTAGGTTAGGTAGAGAAAGTATTGGTATAGATTTAAGCGAGGAATATCTTAAATTAGCCCGTAAAAGATGCAAGATTGAAAGTGAGAGTTTATTGAACTATGTATAAGGCAGATCAGAACGACATAACCAGGTTAGTTGCTAGTGCTTTGGATTTAGCTTCAGAGAAGCCACTTACTATGGGAGAGTTTGCAGAATCTATACTACAGAGCTACATGGCTCAAGAGCCTACTGATTTTGTACCACTTGGCGATATGCACAGAGAGTGGGAAGAGTTATTCAATAAGGGCACACACACAGCTATAATGTGCGCTAGAGGTCACTTAAAGACTAGCTGGAGCCTTGCTGTGCTTGCTTACCACATGGCGACTTTCAAGAACTTTAGAGCGTTGTACATTTCAGCGACATTGGAACAGGCGTGGGATAAGTTAGAACAATTTGAGGAATTGTGTAAGCGATCTTGGAGGCTTGAAGGTTATGTAAGATCTACAGATGACAGGAAAGCAGTGTGGCGTAAAGGTGCTAAGTATTTCAATAACGGATCTAGGGTTCATGCAGCAAGTATTGGTAAAGCACTTGAGGGTCCTCACGTTCACATGATTATTCTGGATGACGTTTTGCAGGAGTTTCCAAACCTTAGTGACGAGAAAGTTATACATTACATCCGTAGAGTTGTGATGCCGATGAGGCTTCCTGAGGCTAAGATGTTGCTTATAGGAACACAGAAGAGAGTAGGAGATGCAACAGATTGGGTAGAGCAAAACAAGATGTGGGACACAGTAAGACATCCAGCATTGCTTAACGATGACACACCTAGATGGCCAGAGTATTGGACTTATGATAGGTTGATGGATGAGAAAGAGACAATGGGATCCAGAGCTTTTGAGTCAGAGTATATGTTAAATCCGTTAGATCCTGAAAGTGCAGTTATTCCTTACGAGATACTCAATGCTTGTTTAGACAAGGGCTTGGAGATGGGAACTGCGCCAGCTAATGAGGATTGGGATACTTACATGGGTGTTGATCTTGCAGTAGGTATGGACAGTAAGAATGACGAGACTGCGTATGTGATTATGGGATACAACAAGGCTACACAAGAACGTAGGGTGTTGTATTCTTGGTCAGGTAAGATATATGCAAAAGGTCAGGGTTGGCTAGAGGCTCAGGTAGTTAGTATGAAAGAGTTAGCAGAGAGGTTTAATCCGACTAAAATTATGGTAGAGTCTAATGGTTATCAAAGGCTTGTGGTACATGCAGCGGCAGATCTAGCAGGGTTGCCAGTAGTAGGTCACAATACAGGCAGAGAGAAGCACAGACATGACGTAGGTATACCGCTTATAGCACTTAAGATGGAACAAGAAAAGTATGCAATACCTTGGAATAAAGAAGCGACAGAAGGCAGTAGACCAGGTACACGTAAGTTAGTAGACGGCCTTAGCAGACTTATTTACGGTAAGAATGGTAGGCTTGAGGGTCACACACCTGATGCAGTTATGGCATTGTGGATGTGCGAGTTAGCAATACATGAAGATCATAAAAGAAAACTTAACTATACAAAGTGGGATTATTTTGCATGAGACCTATACTTCTTAGTTATGGCGGCGGTATAAATTCGACAGCGTTATTGCTAGAATGGGTAAAACAAGGTAAGCAATTAGACTTAGTTATATTTGCAGATACAGGTTCAGAGATGCCTGAGACTTACGAGTTTATAGACAAGTATGTCAAACCTTTTTGTAAAAAACATAGTCTTCCTTTTGAAACTGCGTTTTACACTGCATCAAATAGAGTGGCTGGAGTTAAAGAGGGACATTGGCAAGAAAACGAAAGAGTATCTATATACGATTATTATGATTATCAAAAAGCAGTTCCTTCAGTTCGTCAACGATCTTGCACTGATAAATTTAAAGTAGAGCCTATTGAAAAATACATAAAAAAGAAATGGGGTGATAAGAAGTATCCTTTGCGTTTGATCGGTATAGATGCTGGTGAAAGTCATCGTGCTAGGTACATAATAGACCCACTTACTGGAGAAAAAGAAAAGTTGTATGAGCACAATGAATATCCATTGATAGATTGGGGTTGGGATCGTGATGCTTGTCTTGCTAGGATAGAGGAAGAAGGGTGGTCAAATCCAGGTAAGTCAGGATGTTTTTTTTGCCCATTTCAAAAGAAAAAAACTTGGGCTAAGTTGTTAACAGACAAGCCTGAATTATTTGACAAATCTATGAAATTAGAAAGTCAAGGCAAACGATTTCCTGAGTTTCAATTAATGCAAGTCAAACCAAAAAGGCTTGATTGGTTTAAAAAAGCAATGGAGTCACAAACCTCTCTTATGGATTTTGATGAAGATCCTAATATACCCTGTGATTGTTATGATGGATAATGGTTTGTAAAGGCGATTTATCAGATCCGTTTAACGATGGAGAGTATGATACAGAAATGATGTGCCCTAATCAATGTGGCGCAAGATATTCAGCAAACAAAAACGATTACTATACGGTTGATGACGATTATGTTTTTACTTGCGATGAGTGTGAAGAGCCACTTATTTTAGTAAGAAAGGTTGTCAGGTATGAACGTCTATAGGTAAGTATAAATATCCGTATATATACTGTCGTTCCCATATACGTATGGGTAGAACTCGATTGGAATTATTTGGAATCACTAACGAAACTAAGAAGAAAGTTCAGATTATAGCTAAAGAAAAGAACATGAGTACAGCACGATTATTAGAGCCAGTATTACGAAAATACGTTGAAGAGCCTAGCAATAAAAGAATCATATATAGACACGGTAGTCGGCAATGAGTTATGCTATACCAACTGGCGTAAAGAAAGAAGCTTTGTTAGGTAAAAAACTTTACAAAGAATTTGGCTATGGTGGTGGATCTGTAACAGCCATGATAAACACTAAATTAATCAATGAGAAAGAAGTTAGTCATCCTATTGCAATTAAGATACACACTTACTACAGGAGACATGAGAAAGTAGATCCACAAGGTCAGAACTTTGACAACAAACAACGTCCTAGTAAGGGCTACATAATGTGGAAACGTATGGGTGGAGATGCAGGACATTCTTGGTCACGTAAATTAAAAAGGAGCATAGACTCCGTAAACAAAGATAAACTTAAAAACATAAACGCTAGATTGGAGAAGATAACAAGTGGGCTTACTCGATAGATTCCGTAGCAGACCTGCTCCAATTAGGAAGTCAGGAATACAAGATTACTTAGAAAAGAATATGATTAAGGATGCACGAACTCCTGTGTATTCTGGTGTAAGTACTGATCTTGCATACAAGGAGGCTATTTTACCGCCTGTTGATCAAAACTATTTAGAGATACTAGCAGACAGGTATTCACACTTACGAACTGTAATAACTAGAATAGCCAGTCAAGCAGTAGCTAAGGAGTGGGAGTTTGTAGAATTAGGCTCAGGCAATCCTGAAGAGAAGGCAGCAATAAGCAGAGTGTTACGTGATCCTACTAATGGTCATGCTGACATAACAGGTATGGAGTTCTTTAAGGCAGTAATAAGGCAGCTTGAGATATTTGACGACTGTTGGGTTAGTGTTGTTTATGACAGGATGCTTAACAATGATGGCGAGACTACAGGCAAAGTAGTCAAGGAGTTATGGGTAGAAGATGCAAAGCACATGCGATTCTACGTTGATGGTTTTGGTAAGTTTATAGAGGACAAGATGTTTGACCCGTTGACCAGAGAGTTTATGTCTGGTACACACAACAAGGATACAGGCACAAAGTTAGTACCTATGGCTTACTTTTATGAGGTAGATGGTGAGCACATACCGTTTGCAAGGGACGAGATTATACACTTTAACAAGTATAGTTCAACAGCTAGGTTGTATGGTCAGTCACCAATTATAGGTCTTTCTAAGAAAATCGAAACCGCACTTGCTATTGAATCTCTACAAAATAAGGTGTATCGGTTAGAGAGGCCACCTAAGGGTTTCTTAGATATTCCAGGTCACAATGAAGATTCACTTAACAGGTTAGGAGAATACATAGCAGAAGAGACAAGACGTAACCCTAACTTTATACCAATCATTAGTAGTCAAGAAGGATCTAACACAGCTAAGTTTGTAAGCATTATGCCTAACTTTGATGAGTTAATGATGTTGCCTTACATGGACAGGATTAACAATGACATAAACGCATCGTATGGTGTTATGCCGTTAGTAGTGGGTGACATGTCAGGAGTAGGCGGTCTTAACTCAGAAGGTGAACAGATTACTATATTTGATCGTACGATACGAGAAACACAACGTTGTGTAGAATTAGGATTAATTAAACCATTATTGAAATTAATGGACGTTAGTACTTGGACTATTAGGTTCAATGACATTAACGAAAGAAACGAGACACAATACTTAAACAACATGAATCTAAAAGCACAAATCATTACTCAGTTTCAAAATGCAGGTATTGATGTGGACTTAGGGGAGGATGGAGAATTAGTACTACCGAGGTCGGCAGAAAAAGTGAGACAGGACTTTCTAAAGCGTTCAGAGGAGTCGCTGGAGGAAGCGGAGCCAAACGAGCATCTCTCTACATTGACCGAGCTTTACGAGACCTCCGAGCTGTCTTAACCAGAGAGTTTCAAAGTCTTAAAGGCATAGATAACGTAGTTGAACTTAGAGAAGCAGTATCAGAGGTAACTCTGATGATTTCTAAACAGCTACGAGAAGCTATAGAAGATGACGTTACAGATGCGTATCTTAACGGTGCAAGATCGGCTTATGCAGACTCACCAGGTCTTGGCAGGAAGTCATACACTCGTGATGAGTTTGACTTAGAAGAAATAAGGATTTTACAATCAAGCGGTCCGCTTGGTTTGGCGTTAGGTAAATTTGAGCAAGAACTTAATACAGAAATGAATAAAGTAATATTTGAGGCTGCAGCACTTAACGTACCGATGACATCAATGGTAGATCAGGTAAGAGGTGTAGCTAATACACAAGCTTGGAAGCTAGGTAGGATAGCACGTACAGAGATGTTAAATGTGTTTAACGAAGGTAGGTTTAGAGGATATGCAAAAGCAGAAGATTTGCTTGAAGAGCGATTTAAGTATAACTTACAAATTATAAACGACAACAGAACGTGTGGTGCACATCAAGAGTTAAGTGGTAGAATCCCAGCAGGTGGTATGTTTTTAGATGATCTTATAGAATTGCAGCAGACAATAGGAGCTAAGTATAACTTTAGACTTACGGGAAAAGCCTTATTACATCCTAATCAAAGGACTGTGTTGGTGATGGTAAGATGAGCGGAAGTTGCAAAAAATGTAAGTTAGGGCCAATGTCGGTACACGTATTAC